CTTAGCAAAACAAATGCAGAAGATGTGGACACAAAGGCAGAAGATCACGCATATGATGCACTGCGATATATGTTAATGACAAGGATGACAGGATATGTGTCGATTCATAAAACGCTTGGTGGCATTAAGAATCAAGTCTATCAAATGCAAGACCAAACATTTGGGTATTAACAAATGGCAGAAGATAATGTAAAAGGAATATTTGATAATAAAGCTTATCAGGGTCTTACAAGTCATGTCAGAACATCAATTAGAGAATTACTTAATTTTAAAACTACAGATGTTCCAGAACTTGTAAAAATATTTGGAAGCAAAAATATTCCTAGTGATGGTGTAACAGACGAGCAAGCTAAACAGTTAGTAAAGTTTTATACAAAAGCAAGATACCCCGGAATAGGTAATGAAGTAGCTACTGCTATGTCTGATGATTTAAAAAAACAATCACCGACCTTATTTAAGAAAGCAGAAAAATTGGAATTTGATATAAGAACACTAAGTAAACCTGATAAAGATGAAATAAAAGCATTTCAAACTATCAGAGATACGTTGTTTCCTGACGGCAACATACCTACACGAGATGAAGTCGAAGCAAAGATAAACTCAGGTAAGTTTACTGTGCGTGATGCTTATCTTGCCAAGATGTACACTCAAGGTATGGATACTGCTCCTCTTGTTGAACAGTTCCCTGAC